ATAACCATTTATTAATAGAAGTCAAGTATTATTTTTGATTACCAAATGTATATGTATTATTCCCAAGCTCAACCTTAAACCCAGTATAGCCTAATCTGATACTAAGTTCAAGCAAACTATCATCGGAATAACTTAAGTCTCCAAAATCCACGCCAATAATGTATGGCTGGAAAAGCGTCCAAGTTTCAACTGGCTCTAGATTACTGGCACCGTCCTGAACTGGTTTTTTGTGAGCAAGCTGCTGTATTTCTACAACACCAAGATTCCTTGTCGCATTGGGTAGGCCATAGTAGTTACCAGTCTTTCCTGCATCTTGCATATAAGACATCAGTTTTTCTGTTACCTTGCTTGCAGGTCTAGAGCCATTCGGATCTACGAATGCTATTGTTATTGGGCTGAAAGCATTCAAGGCACCCGGATTAATATATCCGACCTTCTGCCCTACTTGGCCAGCACCCATCATATAAGTGTTTGCCTGAGGGCCAGCATTGGCATCGTATTCGATGGAAGGCTTATCAACTGATTTTGCCCACCATAAAACTTCGTTTTCAAAAAGATTATCCATTCTCACCAAGAATAGGTCTTTTTTCTTGGGAGAAAGGATATTTTCTGTGTCTGTCCAAAAAGTCATAATAAACTACTCCAATAATAATTAGATTCGTTTATAAGTTTTATCAGACTTTGAATAAACCAGTTCCTAGAACAGCTTCCGGAAGCTCATTGTTGAGTGATTGGTATGAAGCCCAATCGTAGCGAATACCAAGAGCAACTGTCATTAACTCTTCATTGGTGTATGAAAGCTGTGAAGGTGCAACTGACTTGATGAAAGCGTTATTGAGGGTCCACTGGTGCAGTGGCAGGCCAACAGCATTTAAGACCTCAATAGTAACCGCGCCGCCGTCTGCCAAAGCATCTACAGCATCTGGCTTACTGATAGAACTGTAAGCAGCCGGAGTATTAGGATCTGAAGGGAGAACGTAGCCAGTATTTTGTAGAGTAAGAAGAAGTTGGTCTAATGTTCCCGGTGTAACTGGATCTACAAGGGTCATATTAACCTCGTTCCACGTTACCTTGGAAGGATAGTAGAACCTATGGGTCATAAAGTCATGAGTAGCTTCTGAAACAGTAGCTGCTGGCTGATCTACGTCTCTGGCCCACCAGATACCTTGTCCGAAAAGGGATACCCTAAAACGGAAGTTACGCTTTGGATCTACCGGTGTGTTGGTGTTAGTCCAAAAGTTTTGTGGGTTGTCAAATGGCATTAGAAAAACTCCTTATTCTCTAGTAAATAGTGTCAGTCGTCAAAAGAAGCGCCGGATCTCGTGATAATAAAGTCAAGAGCGATGAACTCAATAGAGCGGGTTGGCTTAATGTAGACCTTAGCATAGAGAATGTTTCGATCAACAAGATCTGGGGTTGTTGTTGTCTCGTCAAGAACGACACGGTAGTCATCTAGACCAAATCCAATCTTAACACTGCTCAAGAAGCTCTCAGCG